CACCCTCATCACCAAAACCAAGGGCGATAGTTTCAAATAATTCAGTGGTTTGGGTTCTGTCTCGTGTGTAAGACCTTCTAGCTAAATTCCTTAAACCGTCTGTTCCATCATAGGTATGGCCATGTGTCTCTTTGTATTGTTTCTTAATCGCTCGAATTAAATCTCTGGAAGGTGTTACGATTGTTCCACCTTTCTTTGATTTTTCTAAATCCCACTCGTACTGCCCTTTATCTGTGGCAGATGGAGCAACAAGGATATAATTATTTTCGTGAGCCTTAATATCAACACCTGGTAAAAATCCAATCATCTGTGTGATAGGTTCATCATCTCTTTTAAAGTAGAATAGATGTTTCCCACCACTTGCTGTTTTTGCTTGCAGGGTTGGTTCAATCAGTTTTAAATATTTCCAATTTTTAAGAGACTCAAAACCGTTTGACTTACCATGTTTGTCAATATCAATGACAAAGAAATTAGTTGTTTTAAGAGCAATGTTAGCGTTTGGATAACCATCCCAAAAGGTTTCAATTTCACTAGCAGTCATGGCAGGTTTATCAGCAAATTCAATTAATGGCATTTTATTTTTAGGATTGATTGGAATGACTGAAAATCCTAAATTTTGATATTTTAGAGCGTACTCTTTCATACTAGCCATTCCAATTTCTCCTATCTTTTATTTTTTTTAGAATGGTAAATTATCTTCACTGATTTCTAAACCTTCAGCAGTTGGAAGTCCTTCAGCTTCTTCAAGATCATAGCTACGGTATTTTTTACCTTTGCTTTCCGTTTCAATAATAATCAACTTGAAGTAAGAGCCAACTGCTTTACGTTGTAGAGCTTCTTCAAGTGCTTTCCCATCTTCAAAGTCAGCTTTCAAAGGTGCATCATCCGCAAAAGCAAGAGCTTTTTGGAAGAATTTAATAGTACGTTGTACTGACCAAGAAATATCTTTGTTATTCCAAGTGTCTAGCGTTCCAAATGATGCATACTCAACTCGACCATCATAGTCACCACCACGGATTTCAAAACAGTATTGGAGACTTTCCCAGCCTTTATCTGAAATATTGAATTTAACAGATTTTAGGATTGCTTGGTATTCACCAGCTGGAATTGGTGCAGGGCCATTTGTGCTGTCTTTGCGTGGGTCAAAACCTTCTTTTTTGATTGATTGTGCGATATCTAATAAACTCATGTGTTTTCTCCTTTAATTCTTAAAATAGTTCGTTTACTGAAGTAGTTTCTACTTCTTTTTTAGTTTCTTGTTTAGTGGTTGGCTTTTCTTCAGTTACAGGCTTATTTTTAGCTGGACTGAGTGCACCACGGATAGTAGTTAAAATCTTCAAGATTTTCTTATCATCAACCTGGTCAGCGTAGTAAGATTTACGTTTTCGGTCAACTTCACGGTTATAGTTATTACCGATTTTTTCTGTATGAATCATCAGGTCAGAATTTCCATTGATAAGGTTGACATACTTATCTTTCAAGCTTGGTTTATCCTTGGTTGCATTCCCGTTATCATCATATTCAGAGATTTGACGACTGATATAAATAACATTCATTGGTAAGGCTTTAAGGTCAATAACCAATTCAGTAACTGCTTGATTAAAAAAATCATAACCTTTTCCGTATGGAATTTCTGACAAGGATTTCAAGCGTGGTTTCCCAACTGGTGTCAATTCATCACAAACTGCAATCTTAATCATCTCGATAACATCATCAATAACATCTACTACAACTGTTTCATAAGAATGTTTTTGTGTTTGAAGCGCCAGTAGGATTTCGCCCAACTGCTTGATAACCGAGTTGGTAATTCGTCCAGAAGTATCTTTTTCATTCAATAGCTGAATACTTGGTACGCTATTAGCTTCTGCATTCCCATCTGTGTTTAATACAATAGGGTTTGGAAATTCGTTTGCTAGATAAGACTTGCCACTCATGGTTTCACCATAGATGAAATAGTTCCGAGGGGTGTCTTTTGGAATTTGTGGTTTATTTTCTGGTAATTTAAACAAGATTTATTCTCCTTTATAATAAAATTCAATTACATTTACATCATGCTGCTGACGACTTCCTGTTATGCGCCATAGCAACTGTCGGTAATCATCGTATTCTCCAGAGCCTTCTTCGACTGGATCTAGTACGACAATAGTTTGGTATTTGTGTTGTAGGCCATCAACACCTACACCTAAAACTTGACTGGTAGCAACCACTATTTGATTATCCAGACCGTCCTTTATGTCTCCAGTCCAGATACCAATGTTTGGATGTCTATCACGGATAACATTCACAATCTGTTTAGACTTGCTGACAATCAGCATATCGTGTGGTGCTCGTTCAATTAGTCCATCAAGCTCTAGTAATAATGGTGTATCTTTGTTGACTGCTCTTAGTTTAGGGAAATCAACATCTACACCAGTTTGGTTGAGATAGCGCTCGAATGTGTTCCTTCCAAAAGATTGCTTAGCCATTGCAGCCTTACCATTTACTGTGACTAGGTTTAACTTCCTAAACTCAGCAAGCTTTTCTGGATTGCCAGGTTTAACTTTCTTTTGATAGAATTTGATTTCAAAACCGTTGTTTTCAACTGCATTTTCGATTCCTTCTATTTCTTCCCAACGAAAGAAATTTGGTAGATCTGAGACATACTTTTCATAATCTCTAAAATCTTCCCACTTCTCTTTTGAATAACTGAATGGATCATAGACCATTTTCCCGTGAGCCTTTTGCCAGTCAAACTTATTGTTAGGTGTTGCCCATCCAAAAATTGTTTTTTCAAGTGGGTAGAAGTTTTGACCTTTTTTTCTGATTGGAGTTGCTGAAAGACCTATCGTGTATTTACGCTTTATTTTGCGATATAAGGCTACTTGCTTATCGGATGACATATTCTGCCACTCATCCACAATCAGCACGTCACAGGCTAATTTATGCCCCTTTTTGACTTGATTTTGAAGATATCTATCTGTTTGAATGATAATCTCAACATCTTTATCAAAATTCATAAACTTGACTGCATCTATCCAACCATTCAGAATTGCTAGTCGGTTGTTTGTGATGATGATTTTTTTAGCTTTCTTATGCTTTGCAATAGCAAGCGCACAGATGGTTTTACCTCTGCCCCCAAGAGCTTCTAAAAAAATTCCATTTGATAAGTGGTCACTTCTTTTAACTGCTTCAGCTTGCCACTTTCTAAGAGTTATTGTGATACTCGCTCACCACCTTTCCGATATCTTGGATAACTTCTTCAACATCATTTCTCATGGCCCAGAATAGTCCAAGTCTTGCTGCTGCTCGTATATCTTGGTGGTGACTTTTTTCAAACTTCCACAGACCTAGGATTTTTAAAAGGTCGTCTGGAATATCTGACTTGTATCCACCGTTATACTGAAGAATGGCATCTGGATAGCACAACTGGATATAAGCAATAGTTTCTAACACACTATTATCTTTTGACCTATCGTTGTCTCTGGTTCTAAATTCTTCGACAACCACTACATCAAAATCAAGTGTTTCTCCAATACTGTGAAACCACTTAGCAAACCCCTTCATGCCATACTCCACTGCCCAACTATCAACCAACCTAGCATTATCAAGCAAGACAATCCCTGTTGTTGAAGTTTCAATTTTATTTGACGATGGGTCAATTGCTAGAATTTTCATAACACTATTTAATCCTCAAACTTCTACTTTCTTGAAGGCTAGCACCTTTGATTGTTTTTCCAGATTTTAGCAATTCCTTGATTGTTGCTTTATCTGGTGTTAATTTTTGAACAAAGTATTTCTTAGGTAATTGCTCTTCATCTACAACTACTGAAGGTTGATTTTTCGCTAAAAATACTGTGAAGAGCAATCCCTTAACTTTTTCATATCCAGTAATTTCAAAAGCTTTTTGTAAACAAGTTTTAAGCCATGTAATATCGTTGTCAAGTGACTTATATCTTGTTGTCAGTCGGTCGATTTCATCTTTAAGAGCTTTCTTATCAGCTTCTTTGTTTTTGATAACCTTGACTGTGTTTTCAACTTTTTCTTCAAATTGTTCAGTCCAATCAAGCGACTCTAAGGTATCAAGTTTTGCTTCTTCATCTAACCCCTCAATATCATTGATTCGCTTAAAAGTACCTGTTAGTTCATAGAGTGTTGGCATATTTACTTCGTTACCTCTTTCATTAATTTATTAGCTTCTTTGATTAGCAATCGCATAACGTTGCTATCTGTTTCTTTCTCTGCTGCACGAGTCAGCATTTCCACCCACTCTCGTCTAGTGTCATTCTTCCAATCAACCAACTCTGTGAGTGCTTTGGTGTGATTAAAGTAAGGCGAATAGTCAAACGACTTATCTTCCAAGCGGATACATTTTCCTGCCTTGATGTCTTTGGCTAAATTTGCCCTCACATTGCTATTTGTTGTTCCGACAACCTCAGCTACTTCATCATATGAGGCAGTAGGGTGGTCTCTATAATATTCCCTAATTCGTTCCGCTTG